TCAATAACACTACCGATATATGGATTTAAATATGGAGACACAACATTTGAAACACTTTGTGCTGTAGGATTCGCGGCTTGCGCCGCTAAATCAAAGGCAGATGTCTGAGCTTGCGTAAAATCAGCAGGTTTGAAAAGTGACGTATTTTGTGAAAGCTGCGTAGCATCATTTACAAGCTGGTTAAATGCACCCTGCGCGTTTTTAGGCAGCGAGTAAAAACCCGTTGCAGGTGTTTTAGTCTTTTGCGCTCCTGTTAAACTACTAAAAAAACCCATTTTGACCTCATTCCTAATATAGTATATAATTACCGTTTTGCAAAAAACTATTTTACAAATTGTGATGTTGTTTTATACGTATCAACAGGGCACGAAATAACAATTCCAAGCAACCTTACATCCGCACCGTAAGTATCTAAAACATCTCCACCTATTCTTGACAATTTCATCATCATACCATCAGTTACATGATAATCATCTCCGTCAATTGCAGCAAAACTAGAAACAAGATTTCTGTCCGCCGTATTATCATCAGTAACTAATGAATTAACCGTACTTACTTGCAATGTAGTAAAAGATGATGGCATTACCTCGCCTAGCTTTATTTGTTTATAATCTAATTGCCATAAAACATTACCGCTTGCACTTGTGGTTTTTTGCCAAAAAACATGAATATTAAAGTTTTCGCCTTCAACATATCCATCTGGAAATTTAAAGGAAAAGAATACTAATTCCGTAGAGGCCGCATCAAACAAAAACCCGCCGTTTGTTGTATCAAAATCAGGATCACTTGCTCCGCCATGTGGGTTAAAAGCTGTTGATGGTAAAACCACACTTGAATAACCATAACGCTGCGATGCATCTGACAAATCAACATCTTCTTCACGCTTACGAATAATATCCCGTAACGTTTCTGCCATGTCTGCATTTGTCTCAGTCAATAATCTGCGGTATTTTTCCATCAATTATTTCCCTGTAGCTGCACTTCCTCGTGCCATTCACCCATAACCCAATTTTGCCCCAAAGCATTGCCAGATAATGTATATTGGTAAAATCTGCCACTTATTGATGTTGGTATGCGCTCTTGTGTGCTGGTGCAAGAATAATCATTATTGCAAGTCAATGCAGTGGATTGAGGCCATTGCTTTCCTTTCACGTTAATAGAAATATCACCGCTTTGAATACTATCTGGAATAATTCCAACAACACCAACAACACGTTTACCGCCTTGTTTGCGGGTGTTAAATTGCAAAGACCACGGCATAGACACACCATTAGCATCTTTGGTTGTCTCGTGCTTATAAATTAGAGCATTTTCATCTGATAGACGCGGCAATGATAAGTTAATCTCTGGATATTCTGCGGCAGTACGCGTTAAATCAAGCGGATACCAAGAATAATCATTAAGATTTACAATAGCAACTCTATTAGGCTCTGTTTCTCCATCTTCCGCATAATGAAACCAAACCTCGCGAAATTTCTTATTATACCAAGCAAAAAATTTATTTTTTTGTCCAAAATTTATATTATCAAACACATACCGAAGCATTGTTGCCTGTGCGCCAGAATTTGACGGTATAACCTCAACACCACCGCCGCGCCACATATAAAAATTATCATTACCCATCCAAAATACAGTACCCTGAACAACAACACGCGCCATAGGCGATATAATCCCTATAGGCTCTAATGGCTTAATTTGCCAGACACCAGCCTGCGCCCCAACAAAGCGCATTGTATAGCATCGTTGCTCTGTAAATATAATGTTTGTTCCATTGGCGTTTGCATGAGACATTAAACGCCCTGCGCCTTCAATATTATCTTCAAAAACAGCATTTGTTGAGCTTGCAGTCCAGTTTGTAATATCACCCTGCGCGGATGAAAATATCTTGTTTAGAACCGCTCCTGCGCCAAATGTGACTAAAATATTATCTGACACAAACGCATAATTTACATCATCAGGCGCATTCGCTACAACCGTAGGGGCTGCACTAGTAGAGCCTCCCCATTGATATATAGGCGTGCCATTACCCCTGTTCATAATTATGTAATCGCCATACTTATCAAAAAACCATATTGTTGGTAATTTTTTACCAGAATTTGATATAAGCGCAGTGCCATATAACCCCGCACCATATAACCCCATTCCGTAGCCCTGACCGAAAGTCTCATTCTCGTTACCATTATCAATGGGGGGGAAATATACCGTGCTTGCGCCGCCAGATGATGATACGCTGCTTGTTGCTGTTCCAGTCGTTACAACATCAAAAGTATTGGTTGCAACATTCCGTATAATATGCTCAACATTGATCGTTGCCGCTAAAATGCCGCCTGTGTCTGTTGCGCCAGATATTGATACCCTATCGCCATCTAATAGCGTATGGCTTGCCTTAGTTAGCGTGATAATTCCACAAGAGCGAACCACAGAAGCCCCACCACCTGTAGCCGTACTTGTTGCTGCTGTAGATACGGAAAACTCATAATACCCAGTTCCTATTGTTCTTATAGTGTGCGCAGAATTAAGCGTGGTGTTTAAAATACCGCCAGTTGTCGTTGCACCAGAAAGCGTCACAACATCACCAACACGGAATTTTGCATAATTTGAATCAGTAATTCTAACTACTTTGCTATCAAGCGTCACAGATATAGGGTCAGAGCCAAGAGTACCGTAAAGCGTGGCGAGTGAATTTGCAGCGGCAACACTTGTATCCTTAAATGGCGTTATGTTTACCAAAGATCCGCCATAAGAATTGTAAACTTTTTTATGAGTACCGAATACAGTCTGAACACGGTTGGAAAACGTGGTGGAAAATATAGACCTGCATACACCAGAAAGCGTATCGCCATTAAACTCTTGCAGCGTGTAGCCGCCTATTTTCTCAGGCTTACCATCAACAAAACGGATATTTTCACTCCATGTGTAATGTTCCGTGGCAAGGCTTGTCATGTCCGTATCTGGCTCAATGCCAGCGGTGCATTTTAAAGGCACAATCTCAGATACGGTTGTTGACATAAATTATCACTTTGTTCTAAATGCGGAAATAAACGTATTGCCTATGCCAGTGGTTGAATTGACAGAAGGCGCAGAACCATTGTAAGCGTACAATTCAAAATAATCCCCAGACGTTACGGAGAAGTCACCACTGACTTGCAAGGTTGGCTGTGATGCAGAAGATAAACTTACAGAATGAACAGCCACATCAGTAGAGCCATTTTTTCGGATTTTAACGCCAAAAATACCATTATTCGTATTCGGGATAACTATCTGCCCCGTAATATGAACGCGCCCTGTAAAATTAAACGTAAGGCGAGAGTTATTGGATGATGTATCGTGATAAGTGTTATCATCGTAATCCTCAGCATCCATCCCTATAGCTACCCAAGAAGCAACCGATAAAGTTGAAGTCGTGGATGATTGGTAAGCCTTAACGCCAGAACCCAAAGCCGCTGGCTCAATCTTTGACTTAATGCTCCAATTCGTTGCATCAGCAATCAAAACAGCAACATCATACTGATTTCTCAAAACATAAGTAGTGCTTCCATCAATCGTTTCGCTTGCATCGCCATCAATCGTTACCGTGTTTGTGCTGCTATCAATTTTCTTAACAGTTATTTCATACCCGCTTGTGGCGGTGGCAGAAGCGGGAAGGGTTATAGTGATATTACCCGCCGTTGCATCAACCAACAAAACCTTGTTTCTATCACTTGTCAAAACCGTATAGTTTGCCGACTTTGCGGCAGTGACATAATACGTCACATCATCAACATCTTTAATCAAGCTATCCAGAGAGTCAAAGTTATCGTTTATATAACCTCCCCACAAATCCTCATCAATCGCATCAGCGACAAGTGGCTTATTTAAGCTATAATTCGTTGTTAAGGTTGGCATTACGATGCTCCCAAATGTCAAATACATACTTGCGAGGCTTTAATGCTTCGCGCTCTTGTGTGGTAAGATTGCGAGCAACAGCTCGCGCGGTATTGGCTACTTTTCTATCCCACACATCAAAAGGATCGGGGAAGTTTTTGGCCGATAACTTTGACACAATCACATCCCCAGATTTTTGATAATACCAACCAGCCTCATAAAACCATTTATGGCTATTTAAGCTATCGGTTGCTACATAATCCATAACTACCCCAAAATAACGTAGTTATACACGCTCGTATCACTTGCCGTGCCAGCTACAGTAAAGCCCGTGCCAGCCGTGATAGTCTTAACCGCTGGAACCGCACCAACAGTGCCACCAACCGTTTTAAGCGTAATCACAACAACAGAGTTAGGTGTAATTTTGTTGTTTGTCACAGTGACGGATGACGTTCCGTTACAAGTAAATGTACCTCTGCGCCCTGCATAAAGTCTGTTTGCGTCACCTAAAGTCATTACAGGCATTGTATTTCTCCTTTCAAAGAATTGTTTCGATTGTTAGTTGCCCACTTCCACTTTTGCGCCTTCCAAAAGACGACAAATGCGAAAACTCATTTTGCGCTCTTGCGCTGTAATAGGCTTCCATCTTTTCATCTTGTCGCATCTCCCCATGCAGCCTAGATAAAGCCTCATACATAATTAACTGGTCTGCGTTAATTGTGAAATCATTAGTGTCACTATCCGCAGCCATATCGTCATAATCTTTAATATAATGCATAACCATATCGTAATCTTCTTGAGGATACGGATACACATAAAATGACCCTGCTTTCCATGTATAAATACAAGGTATTCCGCTGCCCTCAATGTCCTCAATGTCATATTGAACAATCGGCACTTTTTTTAAAGGGTAACGTAATTGACTTTTTTCAATCACAAATCCATTTTCAGATAATTCAAATTGAAAATCATCAGGAATACCAGAAATAAGCGGATTGCCAGTAGTCAAATTTATTGTTTCACTTGATTCATTAAACCAAAATTTTTGCCGTTTCCAATAACGAACAGCAGTGTTAATAGCATCAGCGACATCCGAAGTAGCAACCGCAGTTCCTAGCGCGTCTTGCAACCGCTTTTGAATTTTGGTTTTTAACTCTCCGAATGTCGCCATGTGCTTATACCTTAGCTGTCGTAAGCTACGCCAACTTGGAATGTAATAGATGCCGTGGCATCTGCAGCAGCAGTTTTTAACTGAACCGTAAGCCAACCATTTGCTTCTGCTACAAAGTTCATGCCTTCTTTTTCATCAGGGGTAACAAACCCACCAGATTGTGCAGCGTTTGACAATGATGCCCAAGCATCCACGTCGTTTGTGTACGTGACGTTATCATCATATACATAACCAACGTTTACAGTTGTCGTTCCTGCGCCGAAGTCGCCGCAGTGTATTGATTTATCGGTAATATGAAATCTTGCGCCTTTATTAAAAGGAACAAGTCCAACATAAGCATCTGCCGCCGTACCAGAAGGCACAGAAACAGTTCCTTGCACAAGGCGAACGCAGCCATCACGGTCACATTTTGCCTTTAGAAAGTCTAGATATGTGCCGCTGTATTGCGTTGGCACTACTGAAGGTGTAGTCATGGTTTATCTCCTTAGGTTAAAAATTAAGAGTGAGCAGCCGCATACGTGCCAATTACGATAACGCCAGTGTCATCTTTATTAGATGGTGACATTTTCTTAATTCCGTAAAGCAACTCAAACCCAATACCTTTATATTTACCGTAATCTTTTAATTGATTTACGATTTTCAAAGGAACATCATCATCACTTGGGCGACCACCGTATGGAGAGGCAAAAGACAAAGCATCTTTACCTACCAACACATTGCGGCGAACCGTAGTAATAACCGCAGATGTTGAACTGTTTGCGCCGAAAGCAACCCGTGGGGCTTGCCAGATTTTGACATTTGCATACGTACCCAAGAAGATTTTACGATCCATCAAACGATTGGATAATTGATCTTCTTTACCACCTTGAATATTTGCAAGCTGGTTGTTGTACCATGTAATTGCAGAACCAGCGTCATGCTTTAAGTTTACAGCATCAGCAGGTGAAATATACAAATGGAAATAACCATCATTAGCAGGCGCAATAGGCTGGTTAGATAGGTCATTTTTTTCCATAGCGTAGTCAATAAGCTGCAAAGTCATAGTATCAGCACTTGTCAATGCTTGGTCAGTTGCAGCACCAGCAGCCCGTATAATACGGTCAGTGGTTGGTGCAACAATAGAGTTGTGACCTTGTACGTGAAGTTTATCCGCTGTGCTTGCATACGTTGCGCCATCAATCGTAAATGATGTTGGATTAACACCTGCAAGCTGGTTAAATGCAGAGGCGTCCATAAGCTCCATTGCGCGTAACGGCAAAAGCTCATTTACAACTTGCTCCATGTTTACCTTAGTGCGCTGTGGCTCAATACCAGAGTTTGGGATCAATACAGCATCACGGCTTTCATTGATAACCATAGAATGAGACTGCAAGTCCATTGCTTGCTCATTACCATCAAGCGTGCCACCCTCACCTTTTGGAACACCAGTCATTTTACCAGCGTAAGAAAAAGTTACAGTATCGCCTTTATTGTCGCGGCCTTTAAATTCGCTCGGCATATATACCGAACCGTCAGAGACCATTTTACCAAAATAAGACATGCGGCTCGCTTGAACCCACGCCTTCATTTCCCATAGTTTTACGGTAAGTGCATTACCAGTTAGCATTGATGTAGCTGACATTGTGCCATACTCCTTTGTTGAATGATTAAAATTTTATCAAACAACCGTCATGACACAGAATTTGTAAGCCTCTGGTTGGCCTGTGGTTTATACGGACACGACCCGTTTTGACAGCAGGCACTTACGAGTGCGCGACCCTTTACAGCTTTTTAAAGTGAGCGAACACAATAGGGCGTTATTATGATAACGCCCCATCACCTCGTCTGTCAAGTATATATTTACATTTGAGCTTCTAACTCTCTTATCTGAGATGGTGTTAGTTTTGCAAAGTCAGCAATAGTAATACCCTGCAATATATCAACACCAATAGATTGCGATCCTGTAGCTCCCCCAGCGTTAAGCCCAGTTGCAGCACGCTTGCGCACCTTTTCAATCTCAGTCAGCGTCTTTTGTTTTGCTACAGGCTTAACATCTGCCTGCTGTGGTTGCGCCACTTGTTTCTTATATCCTATCTCATGCGCCAAAGAATAGAACTCCTCAGCAGGATTTAACCCATTAGCAGCAAATTGATTAGCAATGCGCAATATCTCAGACGCCACCATCTCCTTCACTTTAGATTGGTGCATAAGTGGGTTTTGCAAGCGAATAGCCTTATGTAACTCTGACTCAACAACCTGAGCCGCCGCATCAAAGTCTGGTGCTTTCTTTTCCTTAAACTCAGAAATAATATGCCCAAAATTCTGAATAGCTTGTTGGCGTTGCTGCGCTAATTGATCTTGTTGCTCTCTAAGCTCTAATTTGCGTTTAAGCTCAGTGATTGTTTCCTTGTTCTTTTTATCCTGATAAAGCAAATACCCAGCCATATCCTCATCAGGGTCAGGTGCTTCATCCTCTTTCTTAGTATCATCTGGCTTTTGTAATTTAGCAGCCTCAAGTGCAACAAGTCTCGCATTAAGCTCATCAGCCCTGCGCTTTTCCTCCGCCTTCTCACGGCGCAACCTAGCCCAAGCAGCATGGTCATCTTTAGCTGGCTCTTTGTCATCCGCACCCGTCTCCACAACCTCAGTTTCTTCTGCCTCATCTTCTACAGGCGCAATTTCTTCCTCAACCTTCTCATCCTCAACAGGCGCATCAGCAGCCGCAAGCTCAGCCTCCAAACGCGCAATCTCTTTTTCCTGTTCCGTAAGTCCGTCAACAAGTTCTTCAGTCATATTTATCCCCTTAGGTTGTTAAACATTGATATTAGTTCTAACCACATCCGCATTTTGCATTAAATGCGTCTCAGCCTCTAATTGCTGCGTCTCCTCAAGCGTTTTTGTTGTCAAGGCCGCATCTTTTTGCATCTGCACTCTGATCTGGTCAATTTTTGCTTTATTGACATTAACCTCTGATAGCAACTTTTGTATCGTTGCTTGCGATGCCTCGTTTTGGACAGCCTGCAATTGTGCCTCAAGCTGCTTGACATAATTTGGATCAATCTCTTGCTGCTGCGGGTTTAACATCTGCTGCACTTTAAGTTTATCTTCCTCATCAATCGGCATATATTTCAAAGCAACACCATATATCATCTTGCCAGTCGGATCACCAGCCGCCAATAACTTATCACCTAAGCCTGTCAAAACCTGCGCAAACTCTAGTTTCTCATCTGGCGTTTGAGGAGCCTCCTCAATAGATACATCATACTCACCAGCTATTTTATCACTAGCTAATGGCACAAACTGCCTACGGCCATCCTCACCTATCAATGGCAAAAGCATACCATGATTGTTCTCAGCAAATATGCGAATATAGTCAAGCAGCAACTTTGCAACCTCTTTTTGATACAAAGTCACTGCATCCATATAACAAGCCAAAGAAGCCGTAATCTGCCGCAACCTACGACGCTGCAACAAGGCCGTCTCTTGTTTATTCTCACTTGACCCCAAAAACGTTCGATCTATCCCAGACACATCCCCAATAGCACTATCAGCCATAGAAATTATCTGCTCATACCCAGTAGGCTGTTGAGGCTGCGCTTTTGGCTGTATCTTACCAGCACTCAATGCGCCTTCATTTACCTCCACAACCCCATCCGTCTTAGCATACTTGGCCTCAAACTCCCCTATATCCTCAACAGCACCCTTCTCAATCAGAACACCGCCCTTTGAGTTTGTGCCAATTATAAACATAAGCTCAGTCAAAGCCTTGTTATAATATAACGTTGGCTCTTTCAAAGAATTAACTACACCAGTCCATATTTTGCGCCGCTCATCAAAGTCACCAGATGTCTTAAATTTTATGCTAAAGCCATGCTGAGATAGCGACTTGTACCGATTAAAGCACTTATCGCCAGACACCACAGCCGTGTAATACACTTTTTTCTTGTACGGCATTGGCTGAATATACTCACCAAGCATCTCCTCCAACTTAGACTTTGTAGAAGCATCAAAGTCCAGCAACTCGGCGCGTGAGTCAAACTCCTCCACATCCTGCGCTATCATATCCAAATTCATCTGAACCAACTGCACAGCCTGCGGATTAGTCAACGTAAATAGCGGGTTTTGCGCACGGTAATGATCCACAACCTCAACCCACTGATAAAAATAGACATTAACCATCGTCTTCTCAGCATCGCAATACTCATAACCAACAGATATTTTATCGTATATACCACCACGCGGATTATAATCATAATCATCCGCCTGCTCATCACCCAGCTTCTCAAAGTCATCTTCCGTGCTATCACTAAACATAGCAATAGCATCCTCAACACTATACTGCCTCGGATAATACACCCACCGCGCATCCAATAAATTTATATGACGCGCCTGCGGATCCCAGCCAACCAAATTAGGCTCTATCCTACCCTGTATAATCTCACCATTCGGATTTGTACTCGATAACCCATCACCAAACGTCATAGCAGTCTCAATAGCACCATACCCATCCACCAACATATCCCCATCCTGCTGCGTCTCAAAATGATCGCTATTAGCATTGTCACGTATATAATCAGCTATCGCATTCGCATATTTAGAATACATGCCAGCCATAGGATTGTCAGCCATACGAGCCACATACGAAGCCTTGCGCCTGTTCTGCGCCATAAACCCCTTTATCGCATTCACATACGGCTTAATCTTATTAAACTTTACCGTAGCACGCTTCTTTACACCATCACCAGTCTGGAACTGAACCTGATCCCTATAGTCCATCATGTCGCCATTGTAAAACGACCAACACTCCCTATTGTTCCGATATTGCGCAGATAACCCACTCTGCGACATCCGCTTGTGCTTCTTAAATTGCGCAACTACCTCAACTTTTGACTTCATCCAAGCAACCTACCCGCACACTCAACAATACGACGCAATGGCTGCTTCAACGTACCACTATCCTCACGACCACCACGCCTAAAATGGAACCCATCATCATCCAAATGCACAACCTCAACACCACGCTGCACATAAGCCTCTATAGCCTCCATCACGTCATCAACGCTCGGATACTCCACAGACACCACACGCTTAATTGGCTTCAACTCCTGCACCGCCGTATGCACACCCTCACCCAACTTAGGCGCAGCACCAGCACGTGGCACATCAACAACAGGCGTCTGAACACTCAATATCGACTGTATCAACTTGTCCTCCTTCGCCTTATGATGATAAGGAATACCCAAATTGTCATGCACCGCACGCAATTGCTCAATACTCATCAATCTTAAATCTTCTAATCTCATCTAACCACCAACCGCTTCATCTAACCCCCAATACTTGCGCATCCATTATTGCATAACATCACCAGCCACGCAACACTAAAAGTCTAACCAACTCTCCTGACCAACACTCCCCCTATACGCAGACACCCTCCGCCTCGATGCACCCTGCACACCATGAACCCCTATCCCACGCACCATATACCGCATCGCATCCATCAAGTGATCGTTCACCTTCACCACCTTCCCCTTCTCATCCCTCCGATATAACCGATACTCAGCCATCAACTCCCTGCACGTCCCAAATATCCTCAACCGACCAGTCGTCAACCGCTCGTAACACTCAAATATCCCAGCCTCCACCGTATTATCAGCTAACTGCAACCTCAACCCCTGCGCCTTGTACAACTCAATTATCTGCGCCCCATCCGTCTGCGTCCTACCCCTACTCGCAGGATCAATAGCACCCACTATCCAGTCACCCCTAGCCTTTATCGCAGCAGCATGTAAAGCAGGCTCACACTGACCACGCTTATACTCCCCAGTCACATATATAATGTCATTGTCCATATCATACGCTCCCCAAGCAGCAGCCGTATTGTTCCACCCCACATCAAACCCATATAACTGCCTGTAATGCTTCGGTATCTGAAACGGCTCACACACCACCGCACTCTCAGGCACCTGATACACCGCACCAGACCCCAATGCAGGCACACCCTTACTCCGCGCCTCCCTCTGATGCGGCGGCAAAGACGCTAACAACTCAGCCTTATCCTTCTCACTCAAATGCGGCGCATCATCCCATGTCGCCTGCACTATCACAGCAGCACCAGTCTCCGCCTTCGCCTGCATCGACAACACAGTCTCACTCACACCCTTCAGCGGCGTGAACGTCAACATCACCAACCCGCCCGTAGTCATCGTTCGGATCAAGTTCTCCGCATGTATATTTAATGGCGGCTCCTCGTCCTCCCATATCACATCCCTAGCAGTCGCTTGGAACGCTTCCCGCCCTTGATCGTAACTCTGGAACTGTATCACAGACTGACCACCCAGCGCGTGCTTCACCGTCACAGTGTCATACGCATCTGGAATACCTGACTTCGCCCTCGTGTCAATTATGTAGTCCTGCGGCAATAACCCAGTCCCCCTAGATCCAAGCTCACCCATCAGCTTTATCTGCATAGAGTCGCGAACAAGGCGCATCGTCTCGCCACACACCAATATATTAACATGGTTGCCAAACCGCCGACCAGTCCACCAGTCAGGATAAAGGCCAGTAGCCCATACAGCGACACAGAACGCCCCCGTCTCGGACTTACCAACACGGTTAGCAGCCATAAAACAGACCTCGCGGTTGTCAGACGTGCGGGTTATGAACTCCATGTGCTGCGGGTACAGGTCACGGCGTAGGTTGCCAGTATCGGGGAACTGATAGAGCAGTTTAGAATACTTGCGCCTGTGCAACTCTTTGCGCACATCCTCAATCGTTATGTTGATACCCTCATTCAATGCGCTTCCCCTGTTATGTCAATCGCGTCTAAGTCTATGATATTTTCTAGCTCTTTTATTGAAAAGTGCCTGAGTATGCGCGATGTGACGTCAATATGACCCGTGTTGTCCTGCGGTATCTCTGCAACCACCGCCCTTGTGACGGCCTTGCCTTCTGTTCTATCCAGAGCTTCCTTGCAAGCTGCGATGATGTCACCCGCCCTATAGTCAGAGGGTGCTCTCTGCATTGAGATAATAAGGTTCTGAAGCGTGTCATATGCCATTTGGCGCAGGTCTGTATTCTGATCCATGATGACGGCGGGCGTGTACTTAATGCCGAGCATCCCGCAGGCTTCCTCGCGTGTGAGCCCTTTATTAATATATTCCTGAATCCGCGCCTCATCGTCCATACTTATATATTGCATAATAAAAGTTGAATTGACAAGGGTCTTATAATGTCGCTATTTGCTACGTTTAATTGGCCAAAAATGTTTCACAGTGTGGAACGGATATAAAACCACGCTTGCATCTTCATCCTTATAATATCCACGTTATGACAACAATATCCACCATTTTACAGCTCGCTATCCCACAGCCAGCGCGGGTTATAGAATTAGGCCGAAAATTTAAGTTTCTAGCCACTTGAAAACCATCCACTTTGGAATCATACAGCAAACCATCAAAACTCACCACAAGCCAAATTTGCGCAAATAAACCACATCTAGTAAAAATGCATAAAAGAATTACTTTTTCTCTAAAATATGCCATTTTCCAAAACATTTTGTAACATGCGTTACACAAGGAAACCGCCACTTGTAACAAAGGTGTAACACGTTATGTTACAGCCATAAGTCCTTGTTTTTCCTTTATATATTATTATTTTCTATAGAATATTATTATAATAGAGGGGGGGTAATCTATTAGATTTTTTCAATTCAGAGAGATAGTGTATTTTATGCTACATAGGCAAAATCGGTGTTACACTTGTTACACTCAGGCAATCTGCGGCCTCCAGAGTGGGTCAAAATGTTACAGTGAAAGTATTCCTAGGTAAAAGTGGTCATAACATTGTAATATTGCAACAAAAATATGTAAATCTGTAACAAAGTCAAAATACATAAATTAGTCGGGCATCTGGAGCATATATATAGAGGCAGATCGAGCCTTGTCATAATTCTTATATGCAAATAATACTGGCAACACTCACTGGCCTATTACGTAAACTAAAAAATAATTTAAAAAAAGTACAAAAATGTATTGACTTAGGGTGAGGCTTCGGGTATAAATATATTCAAGAGGCAAGGACGCCTCGATAGAGAGAAGGACTAAAAACATGACACGTAGAGAAGCAATCCAAATCGTAGTAACAGTACAAAACAGAAAAGAAAACAGAGGCACAGACATTTTGACGTTCTGCGGGTTTATGGACACAGCAGAAGAGATTCTGAATCATGCAAGACGATACGGGTGGGAGGGGTAATCCCTCCACCTTACTGCGTATTAAATTTACAAAAAGAGAAGGACTAAAAAAACATGTACAGCAATCTAGCAATTAAAAACGCAACAATCGCAGCTCAAAAAGCTATGGAAAACGGATACAACGAGGCGCTTTTTGATAAAGTTTGGAACGAGACTTTGGAAAACGAGCCAGACGAGAATTTTAAAACTGGAACGGTTTATTAGAGAGAGAAGGATAGGAACATGGCAGACCTGCACTACATAACAACTGGGCTATTTACCCATTTCATGCCAAATACGGCGGCGGGTGAGAGTGTATGGCGTACAATGGCAGAGCAACAAGGCGATGCGGTAGTATTGACCATACACCTAAAAAACGTACTCATGCAGATACGCAAGGCTGGCTATAGCGTGTGCAAAGCACCTAAGCCAAACATGACACTCGATCAGATATATTCAGAGTTAGAGACTTGGTAGAGAGAAGGAAAACATAAGATGACATACTACATAGAGTTTAAAGTCAAGCCATATGCAATCATGGACGGTGATCGGGAACGTGTGGCATTTAATTGGAAAAGAGAAGTCAATCGCGCTGATTGCAATTTAAAAAATCACCAGAATGACTACTACAATTCAGACTTATTTCCTCGCCTTTTAAACGCATTTTATAATGAGAAAAAAGGGCAATATCGTTCTTGGTCATTTATAGACAATTT